GTTAAGGAAGCAGCGGTAGAAGCGGCAGAGGATGGCAGTAAGACCTATCAGGTTGTTCTGACAGACAAGGAAGGAACTGAAAGTACGGTGTTCTTCAATGAAAAAGGTGAAATACTGAAATAATATATTTTGCGTCTCTTTAAATGGGGTTGTCTAAAATGGACAGCCCCATTTTGTTATTATTGAATATCACTTTTTATTCATTATGACTATGGCATTGATGATGCTCATGCGATGAACAACCTATACCTGAATCTGCTATTTTTCCGTTCAGATAGTCCGTTGCGACATTCAAAATATTTCCGGAACATCCTCTTATCACTTTAATATGGTGGGCTGTAAGTACATTCAAAGCACCTTGTCCCATATTTCCAGCCAGCATGACACTGACCCCCATACCTTCCAGTTCACCGGCTATATTGGACTTGCAGCCACATCCTTGTGGCGACGGAATGGTTTCACTGCTCAGAATCTGGTTGTCTTGTCCTACTGTCAGAATTGTATAATACTCACAATGACCGAAATGGTTATCAATTACATTGTCTCTGGTAGGAATTGCAATTTTCATCATAATCTTATTCTTATTAATGTTAATATTACTGGTGTGGATGTCTTCGGAAAGACATACCGGACATACTGTCTTACGGATTTTGAGTGCCGGATTGATATTGTTGAACAAGAAACCACATGATCCGCAGCGGAACCATTCACTGTTGGTATATGACACGCCTCCTTCTATCATTATTGCGGCACCACAGACGAATGCCTTGGCTATCTTTTGCCTTGCACTGGTATATATTCGGCTGAGGGTAGGGCGTGACACACCCATTGAGATGGAGGCTTCCTGCTGGGTTTTCATTTCATAATCACACAGGCGTATTGTTTCATATTCTTCGAAATGCAGGAATATTGTTTCTTCACAACTATTGTTGGAAATGACAGGTCTGAATCCGGCAACAGAAGGCATATTGTTAACTTTGCGTATATTTTTTGGACGTGGTGACATTGTATATTTATTGTTTCTGTCTGCAAAGATAATGAACAAATGTTCAAAATAAAAATGAAATAACTTATTTTTAATAGCAGATAAAAATGCACTTCTACTTTCCCAAGTAAAAGTGCCTGAGGTTACACAAGCGAGAAAAAATACTGAAGCACTTTGCAAAGTATTGAGAAAGTTGAGATTGAAGAAATCAAAAGAAATAGCTTAATGGAAAATGGAAAACTTATATTAGATGCCTGTTGCGGCAGTAGGATGTTTTGGTTTGACAAACATAATCCTCTTGCCTTATTCGTTGATAAGAGATCGGAAATAGTAACTGCCAAGGACAGAGATAAAATCAGAACTATAGAAGTAAAACCTGATATAATAGCCGATTTTACCAACTTGCCGTTTGAGGATAGCTCTTTCTACATGGTCGTGTTTGACCCGCCACATTTGAAAACACTTGGCAAAACATCATGGATGGCAAAACATCATGGATGGCAAAGAAATATGGTAGGCTTCCGGATAATTGGCAAGAAATGATAAAAAGCGGTTTTGATGAATGTATGCGCGTCTTGAAGCCTTACGGCACTCTTGTATTCAAATGGAATGAGAGTGAGATAAAAGCTGCGGAAGTTTTGTCTGTTATCCCGTTCAAACCTCTTTTCGGACATACACTACCGGAAGACAGAGTAAGACAATATGGATGTGCTTTATGAAACTGCCAATTAACTAATAACGCAGAAAGAAATGAATAAGAAAGTAATTCCAAGATACTATAAATGCTCTCTTGATGGTAAACATTGGTGGAGAACTTATGCGGCATCTGCTGGACAAGCAAAGCAAGCCTATATACGTATGTTGGATGGTTGTGCAGATGATTGCTATTTATCTATCTTGTGCCGTGTTGATAGCCCAAAAACGACACAGGCGTTTAAGGATAATGCTAAGTACAGAAATATCCCTTTTGCTTATGTAGGGATGAATGTTAAAATACGTGGTGATAAGGGGATAATAGTTGGTCATAACAGTAGTGCTAATCTTGATATATATTTCTTGGAGGGTGATAATAAAGGGAAAAAGCTGAATTGTCATCCAAATTGGAAGATACAATACTTCAGTAAGAAATGGAAATTAATCAAAGAGTTTAATTAATAACGAGATAGAAATGAACAAGAAAGAGCAGCAAGCAATAGACTTCCTTCGCAGTATGGAACGTGACGATCTGCTATCACTCGGATTCTCAGGAGGTAAGGATAGTGTAGTTATACTTGACCTAGCTGAACGTGCAGGCATTAAGTATAATGCGATCTACGCTAACACCACAGTAGATCCACCGGGCACGATTAGCTTTATAAAGAGACACTATCCGCAAGTGAGGATAATACACCCTGAAAAGTCATTCTTTCAGTTAGTTGAAGAAAAAGGACTTCCTTCACGGCTCCGACGATTCTGTTGTGAAAGACTGAAAGAAAGATATGGTATCGGCAAACGTAGTATTGAAGGAATGAGAGCTGCCGAAAGTAGAAATCGAAAAGATTATGAGCCGGAGCAGTGTGATACAAGAAAATGGATGAAAGGCGCAAAGCATATTCTTCCTATCCTCACATGGACAGAAGAAGATGTTTGGAGCTATATTCGAAAATACGGATTACCATATTCAAAGTATTATGACGCTCCATATAATTTGAGCCGTCACGGTTGTGTCGGCTGTCCTCTCTGCAATTACAAGCAGATGCAATTAGAGTTTAAGATGTTTCCCGGTTATGCTCAAAGAATGATAATAGCCGTTGAAAGATATATGAACACTCACCCTAATGGGTTTCTTGCTCGCAACTTTGCAGACGGTTACGAAGCTTTCTATTACTATATAAACGAAATACCTATTGCGGATTTTCATGAGCAAAAGAAAGGGTTATTCAGATTTAGCGCAAGGGAAATTATTCGAAGAGAAATTTTAAATCAATTAACGTAATACGGAACAGAAATGAACGATGCACCAGTGTGAATATTGTTGTTGGTATAATGGTAGATGTGGGAATTGTGATTGTCCTACAGCTATGAAAAGACAAGCGTGTGAAAAAGCTAAAAACGCCAAAGAATACAATGAAAAACCTAAAATAAAATAGTTATGACCGAAGAACTTGTAACATTAGAAACTGCTAAACTGCTGAAAGAGAAAGGGTTTAATGAACCATGTATGATTGCTATGAATATTGAAGATGGTAGACAATATGGTACTAATAGAACAAATAGCGAGTTACCAATAAAAGTATGTTCCCATCCTACTCAATCCGTTGCACAAAAGTGGCTACGTGAAACCAAGAACCTGCATATCGAAATATCCTATATGTATGAAAACTATTGGACGTATGATATACTGACAATTCCGAGACATGACTTGATAGGATTGTCTGACAGGCCTATTATCCGTTATAATACCTACGAGGAAGCACTTGAAGCAGGTTTACAGGAAGCATTAAAACTTATATGATTATGGAAAATATTAATTTGAACGAACTACGGAATATAGCTTATAAGACAGCTTGTGAGCATGGTTTCCACGATAAAAGACTTAGTGAAGAACACTGCCTTTGTCTTGTCATTTCCGAGCTTATGGAAGCTGTGGAAGCGGAAAGAAAGGGAAGATTAGGAAAGAAATGTAAATCACGTTTTGAAATGGACTATAATCGCTATCCTGCATTAGTGGAAGAAGAAAAGCGATTTAAGTGTTCCTTTGAAAAAAATGTAAAAGACACACTTCCAGACGAACTAAGTGATGCGGTTATACGCCTGCTTGACCTTGCAGGATTTCGAGGAATAAGCCTTGAATCTGCTAGTAATGATATTAACTCCGAATATATGGATGATATTGCCTGTATGTACAGCAAATTGAGTTTCACGGAAGCGATATATTCCATATTTACCAAACCAATTGTAGATTACCAGTATCTTTCTACGATTGTAAATGAGATGATATTTTCAATCTTTGCACTAGCCAAACATCTTGGCATAGATTTGCTATGGCATATTGAGCAGAAACAAAGATATAACGAATTAAGACCTAAGTTGAACGGAAAAAGATATTGATTATGAAAACAATTATATTTACAATCATATGTATTATCGCCCTATTATGGGTTGGAGATCTCACAATTACATTTAAGCCGTTTTCTATATCACTTCCCAGTTGGTATAAGCCTGTAGGTATCATCCTGTTTGTGTTGGCAATGGCGGTATATAACATTGGAGAATACGCTAAAGGGTATAAGCATGGTTTCGATGAT